CCGTCAGGGTGACTCGGTGAAGATCACGTCTATCGACAACGTGACGATCAGCGACTACACGCAGCACCAGGATCTGTCGGTTGAGGCGCTGGGCGACACGACCCGTTCGCTGCTCATCGACAAGGCGAAGTCGTTCGCTTTCGCCGTGGAGCGTATCGAGCAGGTTCAGGCGGTCGCTGGTTCGTCCGCTATCGACCAGGGTCTCGACAACGCGTCGTACCAGCTCGCGGATGTCGCTGACGCGATCATCCTCGACGCTATCAACGACGCTGCTGAGGCGACCGGTAACGACCTGGGCACCATCGCCGTTCACACCACCGCTCAGAACCTCTACGACGCGTTCGTGGACCTGAACAAGGTGCTGTCGGACAACAACGTCCCCAAGTCGGGCCGTTACGCGGTGGTTTCGCCGGCGATCATGGCTCGACTCACGAAGCTCAACCTGCTCATCGGTGCCGGTGACGGCCTCGGTGCTGACGTCCGCACGTCGGGCTGGGTCGGTCGCCTCGCGGGTCTCGACATCTACGAGTCGAACAACCTGCCGGCCGTGACTGACGCTGCCGCGACTGGTGGTCTCGTGATCGCGGGTCACCGCACCGCGACGACCTACGCGGACCAGATCGTCGAGACCAGCCGTGTCCCGATGGAACGCCGCTTCGCTGACCTGGTCAAGGGCCTCCACGTCTACGGCGTGAAGGTCACCCGTCCGACCGCGGTCGCCAAGGTCGAGTTCGACGCCACCGCGTAACCCAACTGAGGAGGTGAGGACATGGCAGTAGTCCAGCTAGCAACGGCCGATGACGTCGTGGAGTTCCTGGGTCGTGCCCTCACCTCCGCGGAGGTGACGCGGGTCGAACCGATTCTCGACAAGGCGTCTGAGTTGTTCCGCAAGGAGTCGGGGCAGCAGTTCACGTCGGGAACGTCAGAGAACCGGTTGCGAGTCAGAGGCGGAACCACCGTCTACTTGCCGCAGCGGCCCGTCGTCTCGGTTGAGGCGCTGACGGACGATGACGGGGTCGACGTCGAGTACACCCGGTACAAGCAGGAGGTCACTCTCGATTCGGCGGGTCCGGGGTGGGTTCGAGTCGAGTACACCCACGGTGGCGCGGTGCCGGATCTGGTTCGGCTCGCTGTCGCTGAGATTGGTGCGGTAGTCCTGCGGATCGACTCGCAGGCACTCGCCGGCGCATCGCAGACGCAGGAAACCACGGGGCCGTTCTCGAGGCAGTCGTCCTATGCGTCGTGGGCGATCGGGGGCGCGGCCCGCCTGTCACCGGATGACGTGCAACTCGCGCGGTCGTTCCGTAACCCGTGGCAGCAGGTCGTATCGATGGGGGCGTGATGGAGAGCATCACGATTACCCGCCCCGGGGAACCCACCGAAGAAGACGACGAGCAGGGGAACCCGGTACTGGGCGCCCCCACAACGTCAACGTCGACCGGGTGGTTCATCGCTGGGAACAACGGGGGCGCTGAGGAAGCGACCGAGTACGGCACGTCTGATGTAGCCCGCATCACGATCTACAACCGGGCTGTCGTTGACGTTCGAGCCGCTGACCAGATCACCGCTCGCGGGAGGATCTGGAAGGTCGTTGGGATCGTGGAGCCGTGGGCGTCTCCGTGGGGCTCTGACCTGGGCGGTACTGCTGTGACGTTGGAGAGGGCCGGCTGATGGCGACCCGTCGAACACGACTGAAGCAGTTGCAGTCCCTAGGGGTGATTCTCGACTCGGCGGAGATGGAAGCGCATGTCGCGCGTCTAGCGGACGCCATCAAGGATGCGGTCGACGATCCCAATCCGCGTTTTATGCAGACGCTCCGGGCTCGCACGTTCCATACAAGGTCGGGCCGTGGCGTCAACCGTGTCGTCGGTCAGGTCGGCGCCGTTCCGGGCCTCGGTGACCGTGTTGAGGCCAAGCGAGGCCCACTGGCTCGAGCGTTGGGAGCATCGCGTGATTGAGGTGCTGTTCCCCATCGCAACGGGTCCGGTCATCGCCGGCCTGAAGACGTTCCTAGCGGGTCGCGGGGAGGCGTACGCGTCAAACGTGTTCTGCGGGACGAAGTTTCCCGTGACCAAGCAGGCGCGGATGGTGACCGTGCGCGATGACAGCGGCCCGACCGAAGGCGTGCTCGCGCGGCGGCAACTGGGCTTCAACGTGTGGGCCGAATCGGCCGTCAACGCAGAGCTTCTTGCCCTGCTACTCATGGCGGGTCTTCGGACCCTCCCCAACGGTGACCCGATCACCGCCGTGGACGACATGTCCGGGCCGTTCGAGATCACCGACGAACAGACCGACCTTCTCGTGGTCGGGTCTACCACTCTCACCCACTACTTCTTCACAGCCCGCGTATCCGTTCGCGGCGCTGACCTGTAACAAGCGTCTGGCAGCTCCCGGCCGGATAACTGACGCGCCACGCGTCACTGACCAAATAGGAGATTGCTATGGCTGAATCTGCCGGCGAAGTTCGCGTGGCCGTTGACGGCGTCGTGCGAGTTGCCCCTCTGGCTACCGCTGCACCGACCAGTGTTGACAGCACGTGGACCGGTTCTTCCGAGATCGGATACATCTCGGACGAGGGGATCACGGAATCGAACTCGCTGACCACGGAGGATCTGCACGCATGGCAGCGTAATGCTGTTGTGCGGACGATCACCACCGAGGGTGTGACGACGTTCCAGTTCACGATGATCCAGACGTCCTCGGCGACGCTTGCCGAGTACTACGGCATCGAGCTCGCGGACATCGACGAAGCGACCGGGTCGTTCGTGTCGAACCCTGGCGTCGAAAAGCCGCGGAAGTCGTACGTCCTCGACTTCATCGACGGCGACGAGAAGATCCGCAAGTACATCCCGATCGGTCAGGTGACCGAGACCGGTGACATTTCGTACGTGTCGCAGGAGATCATCGCGTACCCGGTGACGCTGACCGCGCATGACGACGGCACGATGGGCGGCTCGGTGAAGCACTTCTTCTCCGTGTTGGTCGACGAGACGCCGTAACACAGACCGGGGTGGTCGCATCGGGAGCTGCGGCCACCCCTCAACCCTTTCTTGCTCCCGTGTCTCTGTTGCTCCCAGGAGGATTCATGCTGTCGTTTTCCACTGCCCCGTACTCGTTCGAGATCGATGAGAAGCCGTACGTGTTGCCGCAGGCGACATTCGGTGAGGCTGAGGATCTGTTGGACGCGTTCAACCAGGCGCAGGGCGATCAAATCATCGTGATTGCCCGCCGCGAGTTCGAGAAGCGGGCGGACGCTCGAACAATGGAGGCGATCAACTCGCTCAACTTCCGACAGGTGGGTCAGTTGTTCCGCGCTTGGCTCGGTGGTGAGCCGGGGGAATCCTCGCCCTCTGCCGACTGATCCGCACTCATCAGGCAGAGGTGATCGCTGACCTTCGGCACAAGTTCGGAGTGGGGCTGTGGGACGTCTCGCTTCGTGAACTCGTTCCGTTGGTGCGGATTCTCCACCGCGACCCGTCGTCGTGGTTGTTCGCGGCGGTGAACGGTTGGGACTTCCCGGCGACGCGTGAGGCGCTGACCCTCGCGGATCTCTTCGACGCGTACTCGCACACGCACTCGCGTAAGGGCCAGAAGCCGAAGCCGTACCCCAGGCCGTTCTCGCCGCAGAAGAAGTACGGCGGTCGCGGCAAGAACAAGCGGCGTAGCCCCGAGGAACTGTCCGCGCTTTTCGCCAACTAGGAGGCGTCGATGGCTTCGCAGTCACCCATGTACCGAGCGTTTGTGGAGGTGGTCCCGGAAGCCTCGAACTTCACCGGTGCGCTCACCGGTCAAGTGACTGCGGCGTCCGCTGCGGCTGGTGCCGCTGGTGGCAAGGCTGCGGCCGGTGGGCTACTGGCGGGCTTCGGCAAGGCCGTCCCGCTGATCGGCGCTGGTATCGCGGCCCTTGGTATAGGCGATCTCATCGGGGATGCGCTTAGTGATGGCGCGAACTACGAGCAGGCGTTCGGGGCTGTGGAGGACGTCTTTGAGGACGCGTCTGACGCGATCGTTCGCTTCTCGAAGACGTCGGCAAAACAGCTTGGTCTCTCCGCGACGCAGGCGCTTGTTGGTGCGAAGGACTTCGGTATCTTCGGTCGGGCCGCGGGGCTTACGGGGGACGACCTCGCGGCCTTCTCGACCGACCTTCTCGCGCTAGGTTCTGACTTGGCGGCGTTCGGCAACACCAGCCCAGAGGAGGCGGTTACCGCCCTGAGCGCCGGCCTTCGGGGCGAGTCTGAACCGCTCCGCAGGTACGGTGTGCTGCTGGATGATGCGAAGCTGCGGGCGAAGGCGCTCGAGCTCGGCATCTACGACGGCAACGGCGCTCTCAACTCGCAGCAGAAGATCCTTGCCGCGCAGGCTGAGATTTTCGCGCAGACGGGTATCCAGCAGGGTCAGTTCGCCCGGGAGTCGGACACGCTCGCCGCGAAGCAGGCGATCCTTGCGGCATCGTGGGAAGACATCTCCACCCGCATCGGCACGGCGTTCCTTCCGGTCGCGCAGGATCTCGTTGACATGCTGATCCGGGATCTGGTTCCTGCGCTCGAGGACTTCGCCGAGTGGCTGAATCAGCCGGACACTCAGCAGGGGATCAAGCAGTTCGGCGAGGGTGTTCGGGAGGCTGGCAACTTCCTCCGCGACTACTTCTTTGTCCCGCTGTCGGACACGTTCGGGTTGATCTCTGGACTCGTCGGTTTCCTCAACGGTGGGATCAGCTTTGAAGACTTCAAATCGAAGATGACTGAGCTGCCGGGGTTCTGGGGCATGCTGTTCCGCGCCGCGGAGGACGCCGGTACCCGAATCGGAGCCACGGTCGGAACGATGATCTGGCATGTGAAGCAGTTCGCGGGCGAAGTCGGCACGAACATCGGGAACGTGGTCTCGTGGTTCGGGTCGCTGCCAGGCAGGGTCGCGGACGCGGTACGTGGTATCGGGGGTTGGCTTTACAACTCGGGCAAGGCGCTGATCCAGGGCTTCATCGACGGCATCAACGCCATGTTCGCACCGATCGGGCGTGCAGTCGGCGGGGTTCTGGATTTCGTGGCCGGTTTCTTCCCGCATTCGCCGGCTGAACATGGCCCGTTCTCTGGTTCTGGTTGGACGGCTCTCGGGAACAGTGGCGTCGCAATCGCTAACCAGTTCGCCGCGGGTCTCGAGTCGCAGTACCGGCAGTTGCAGGCTGCGGCTGGTGGTCTCATGCAGGCTGCTACACCGGTCGAAGCGTCGATGGGTCGCCCCGTGCAGGTCGACGTTCACGCGGGTCCGGGGATGTCCGCGGAGACCGTGGGTCTGATTGCCGCTGACCGACTGAACTACGTACTTAGGGGGAAGGATGCTTGAGGCGAGCATCGGCGGCATCCTGTTCGAGGGGGCACCGGCCGACCCGACTGAGGCGTTTGTCATCGACCCGGAGGGTTGGTCTGGTTGGGACGAGGGTGTCACGATGCGTCGTGACGAAACCGCGCGACCGGGGACGCACGGTGCGTTCGATGCTCCGGGCTTCATGTCGGCACGTGTTGTCAGCATCTCCGGGTGGATCATTGCACCGACACCCTCCGCGCTCGCGACCATGAGGACTCAACTCACCGGCCTTCTGTCCGATGGTGGCTCTGACACGTTGACGGTGGAGACCGCGGCGGGGGAGACGTGGGCAGAGGTTCGGCTTGCCGGCCAAACCGCCGTCACCGTGCAGGGGTCGGAGACTGAGGCGCGGTTTCAAGTCCAGTTCTGGTCGCCCGACCCTCGCCGTTACGGTGCCGCGCATTCGTTTGGTCCTGGTGCGTCGTTGACGACGGTGGAGCATGACGGCAACTTCCCGGCGATCCCGATTGTGACGGTGGCGGGTGCTGTGACGGCGCCGTACACGGTTGCGTCACAGGGTCATTCGGTGACGGTGACGCAGTCAGTGACGTCTGGGCATGAGCACACGATCGACATGGGCACTGGATGGGTGTACCTGGATGGGGTTTTGCAGTCGGGCGTGACGTCGGCGGTCGATGTGTTCACGATTCCGCCTGGTGGCCCGGTGACTGTGACTGGCCCCTCAACCATGACCGTGGATGTTGTTGACACGTACTCGTAGGGAGTTGTGATGCAGCCTACGGGGTGGATTTTCGAAACCCGCACGGGTTCCCCAGAACTTCCGGTTCCGTTGGAGGCGGGCTCCTGGGAGTCGCGCCTGTCGGCGGGGAACGGTTCCGGGCAGCACCGGATCCCGCTGTTCAACGCCGGGTTCCCGCAGTCGTTGATTGAGGAACTGTCAACAGGAAACAAGTACACGATCGCGCAGTGTTGGGGCGATCATGTGTCGTTCGCTGGGGTGATTCAGGACCGGGATTACAGCTTCGACGACCAGAGGTTGACGGTTACTTCAACGGAGCTCCGGTCGGCGTACATGGATTCCCGGATGCTTTTCGGTGTCGGCTCGAACCCGTCTGGCAGTACCACGGCAGTCGTTCTTACCGTGACTTCTAAGTCGCACTCGGGGGCGGCGCGGGCGGTAATCAGCGCGGCGATGCCTAGTAGCGACTGGAACCTGCCGATTGATCTGCCATCGGATGGGTCTGGTTCGTTCTCGGCGGCGTGGCAGTACGAGGAGCGGCTGAACTGGCAGGACCATCTCGTGCAGATCGAGCAGGATGGGTCGGAGATTGACTTCCGCCCGTACATTGACGGTTCCGGGTATCTGCGGTGGGAGACGCGTGTCGCTTCGGCGATCACGTCCGGCGCAGCGACGGACCTTGCAGCGAAGGCGCCCGGTTCTCGGGTTACAGGGTTGCGGGTGCGGGACAACTACTCGCGCCAGGTGACGGGTGTCCGCGGTTACGGGAAGCCCGGGACGGTTCCGAAGTGGCAGGAGTACCCGCCTGGCGGGACACCCGTGTCCGTGCGTGACGTTTGGGTGAACTTCGGCGACATCCCATCGAACCGATTGCAGGCCGCGGTCGACGCGGAGTTCTACCCGCGTGTTGCGGCGACGCGGCAGTGGTCGTTCGGGTTGAACGTGTTCCCGATGGGGCCAGAGCTCGCCGCGCCGGGACGCCTGCTGAATCTGGCGCTCTATGGTGATCCGTTCATCGCGGACGGGAAGTACGCCACCCGGGTCGTGTCTGTGCGCGGCGATCTGAGTTTCAACGTGAGGGTGGAGGCGCAGAATGCTTGACGAC